GCAAAGAGGTCATCGAGATTGACGTCGTCAACATGGTGATGAAAGTCGACGGCGTCGACCGTCTCGCTGAGCACCGCCGGGCGATTGGCCTGTAACCCCTTAACCGGTCAGCCAGGCTGGCCGGTCATTAACTCACATTCAAAGAGAGCAACATCATGGAAAACATCAACGAAACTGCCACCACCGAAACCGAAAACTCAAACATTGTGATCCTCGATAACCCCGTCCTGCGCGGTGAGCAGAAAATCGAACAGGTGACTGTCACTAAACCCAACGCGGGAACCCTGCGCGGCGTGAGTCTGGCGTCGCTGGCAAACTCTGACGTCGACGCGCTGATTAAGGTGCTGCCGCGTATGACGTACCCGGCGCTCACCGAGCATGAGGTCATGCGTCTGGAAGCGTCAGACCTGATTTTATTTGCTGGTAAGGTGGTCGGTTTTTTGTCGCCATCTTCGGCTCGCTGACCTTCCCGGATAACCTTTCGGTCGATGACCTGATGGCGGATATCGCGGTGATATTTCACTGGCCGCCATCAGAGCTAAATTCCCTGAGCGTGACCGAGCTCATCACATGGCGCGAAAAGGCGCTGCAGCGAAGCGGACACCACCATGAGCAATAACGTCAGGATTGAGGTACTGCTGAACGCAGTAGACCGGGCAAGCCGACCGCTTAAAGCTATCCAGACTGCCAGCAAGACCCTTGCCGGCGATATCCGCACTTCTCAAAACAGCCTGCGCGATCTGAATGCGCAGGCATCCCGAATTGACGGATTCAGGAAAGCGAGCGCACAGCTTGCCGTGACAGGCCAGTCGCTTAACAAGGCGAAACAGGAAGCCGCCGCGCTGGCCGTCCAGTTTAAAAACACGCAGAACCCTACAACCGCGCAGGCGCGCGCGATGGAGGCGGCAAAGAAATCCGCCGCTGACCTGCAGCTCAAATACAACAGCCTCAGGCAGTCGGTACAGCGCCAGCGCACCGAGCTCGCGCAGGCCGGGATTAACACCCGTACTCTCTCGGCGGATGAGCGCCGCCTGAAAACCAGCATCAGTGAAACGACTGCGCAGCTAAACCGGCAGCGCGAGGCACTGGCGCGGGTCAGCCAGCAGCAGGCGCGACTGAGTCGCGTTAAAGAGCGTTATCAGGCCGGTAAATCCCTTGCCGGAGGCGCTGCAGCGGCAGGCGCGGCGGGCGTCGGTATCGCCACGGCGGGAACGATCGCCGGAGTGAAATTACTCACCCCCGGTTATGACTTTGCACAGAAAAACTCTGAGCTGCAGGCCGTGCTCGGGGTCGAAAAACAGTCGCCCGAAATGGAGGCGCTGCGCAAACAGGCGCGCCAGCTCGGGGACAATACCGCTGCGTCTGCAGATGATGCGGCCAGCGCGCAGATTATCATTGCGAAAAGCGGCGGGGATGCCGCAGCGATTCAGGCGGCGACGCCGGTCACGCTGAATATGGCGCTGTCTAACCGTCGCTCGATGGAAGAAAACGCCGCGCTTCTGACAGGGATGAAATCCGCGTTTCAGATGTCTAACGACCAGATTGCGCACATCGGCGACGTACTGTCGATGACCATGAACAAAACGGCCGCTGACTTTGACGGACTGAGCGACGCCCTGACGTATGCTGCGCCGGTGGCAAAAAATGCCGGTGTCAGTATTGAACAGACCGCCGCAATGGTCGGCGCACTCCATGACGCCAAAATCACCGGCTCGATGGCGGGAACCGGAAGCCGTGCCGTCCTGAGTCGACTGCAGGCTCCGACCGGTAAGGCATACGAGGCCATCAAAGAGCTCGGCGTTAAAACGTCTGACAGCAAGGGCAACACGCGCCCGATATTTGCCATTCTGAAAGAAATGCAGCGCAGTTTTGAGAAAAACAATCTCGGAACAAGCCAGCGCGGCGAGTACATGAAAACCATTTTCGGTGAGGAGGCCAGCTCGGCGGCGGCGGTACTGATGACCGCGGCCTCAAGCGGCAAACTCGACCAGCTCACGGCGGCGTTTAAAGCCTCGGACGGCAAAACCGCTGAGCTCGTTAAAATCATGCAGGACAACCTCGGCGGCGACTTCAAAGAATTCCAGTCAGCGTATGAGGCCGTTGGTACTGACCTGTTTGACCAGCAGGAGGGCTCACTGCGTAAGCTCACCCAGACCGCCACGAAATATGTGTTAAAGCTCGACGGCTGGATCCAGAAAAATCAGGGGCTGGCGCAAACCATCGGCATCATCGCGGGTGGTGCAATGGCAATAATTGGCATCGTCGGGGCAATAGGTCTGGTCGCCTGGCCGGTTATTACCGGCGTTAATATGTTAATAGCCGGTGCATCGCTGCTAGGAACGATTTTCTCGGTGGTGGGTGGTGCCATTATGGCCGTGCTCGGGGCGCTTACCTGGCCGATTGTGGCTATTGGCGTTGCCATCGTCGCCGGTGCGCTGCTTATCCGCAAATACTGGGAGCCAATAAGCGCGTTTTTCTCAGGCGTAATGGAAGGGTTAAAGCAGGCTTTTGCCCCGGTAGTGGAATTATTCGAACCGTTAAAGCCGGTTTTTGACTGGCTGGGTGACAAACTTAAAGCGGCGTGGCAGTGGTTTAAAGACCTGATCGCACCGGTTAAATCGACGCAGGAGACGCTCGACAGCTGCAAAAATGCGGGGGTGATGTTCGGTAAGATGCTGGCCGACGCGCTGACGTTACCGCTCAAAAGCTTTAATACATTGCGTACCGGCGTTAACTGGCTGCTGGAAAAGCTCGGGGTTATCAATAAAGAATCGACCGACCTTGACCAGAAGGCCGCAAAAGCCAATGCCGCCACCGGCTCGCAAAATGAATCTTATATTCCGACAACCCCAACATATGGCGGTTATCAGGCATATCAGCCGGTAACGGCGCCGACTGGTAAGACTTACGTCGACCAGAGCAAGCCAGAATATAACATCAACCTGAATGGTGGCATCGCGCCGGGCAGCGACCTCGACCGTCAGCTGCGTGAGGCTGTCGATAAACTCGACCGTGAAAACCGTGCGCGTAAGCGCTCAAGTATGCGTCATGACTGAGGGGGATAAAGCATGTTAATGGTTTTAGGTTTATTTGTATTTGAGCGCCGCACGCTGCCCTATCAGTCAATGCAGTATTCGAAGGATTACCGCTGGGCGGCAAACGACCGTATCGGAAAGCCACCGTCTTACCAGTATCTCGGGGAAGGGGAAACCACACGCACGCTGTCGGGCGTGCTTTATCCCGAAATTACCGGCGGACGTCTGTCACTGACCGCCATCGAGCTGATGGCCGACGAGGGGCGCGCGTGGCCGCTGATTGACGGGACGGGCATGATCCACGGCATGTATGTCATCGACAAAGTGACGCACACCCACACCGAGCTATTCAGCGACGGAGCGGCGAGAAAAATCGAGTTTAGCCTTTCCCTTAAGCGGGTCGATAAATCGCTGGCGGCCATTTATGGCGACCTTAAAACGCAGGCCGACAATCTGGTCACGTCTGCCGGTGACTGGCTGGGAGGGCTGGTAGGATGATTACAGGAATGGATATTCAGGCCGGGGCGAAGATTGCCCCGGCGTTTATGCTCAAGCTCGATAACGACGATATCACCCAGGATTTTAGTGACCGCCTCATCAGCCTGACCATGACCGATAATCGCGGATTCGAGGCCGACCAGCTCGATATCGAGCTCGATGACACCGACGGCCAGATAGCTTTGCCACCGCGCGGAGCAACGTTGACGCTGTGGTTAGGCTGGCAGGGATCCGCGCTGATAAAAAAAGGAACGTTCACGGTCGACGAAATCGAGCACAGGGGCGCACCTGATACGCTGACCATCCGGGGGCGAAGCGCCGATTTTCGCGGGACGCTTAACTCTCGCCGGGAACAGTCATGGCATGACACCACGCTCGGGCAAATTGTGGAGACGATTGCGGCACGCAATAAGCTGACGGCGAGCGTGGCCGACACGCTGAAAGCCGTCGCCGTGCCTCACATTGACCAGTCGCAGGAATCCGACGCGATGTTTCTGTCCCGTCTGGCTGAACGGAACGGGGCGTCGGTTTCGGTAAAAGCAGGGAAACTGTTATTCCTGAAAGCGGGGAGCGGTAAGACGGCCAGCGGGAAGCCTATTCCGCAGATGACGCTTGAGCGTGGGGACGGCGATCGTCATCAGTTTGCCATCGCTGACCGGGAAGCCTACACCGGCGTGTCGGCAAAATGGCTGCACACCAAAGACCCGAAGCAACAAAAGCAAAAGGTGAAGCTCAAGCGTAAGCCAAAAGAGAAGCACCTCCGCGCGCTGCAGCACCCGAAAGCGACAAAAGCCCCGGCAAACACTAAAGCCAAAAAAGAGCATGAAGCACGTGAGGGTGAGTACATGGCCGGTAAGGCTGACAACGTGCTGGAGCTTACAACCATCTACGCGACAAAGGCGCAGGCCATGCGCGCCGCTCAGGCAAAGTGGGACAAGCTGCAGCGTGGCGTTGCGGAGTTTTCAATCTCTCTGGCGATTGGCCGTGAAGATTTATTTCCTGAAACGCCAATCGCGGTGAAAGGGTTTAAGCGCGTCATAGACGAGCAGGCTTGGATAATCAGCCGGGTGGTGCATAACCTTAACGGGAGCGGCTACACGACGGGCTTAGAGCTTGAGGTTAATGTTGCAGACGTGGAGTACGAAAGCGAAGAATTAACGCAGTGATTTGTTTTTAAGTATTTGTTATGCAAGGATAAAGTGAGTAAGATTAGCGCATCGGAAAATAAATGAGGTGCTCGCCATGTTTCACTGTCCAAAATGCCATTTCGCCGCTCACGCCCGCACAAGTCGCTATTTTACTGACACGACCAAAGAGCGGTATCACCAGTGTACAAACATCAACTGCAGCGCGACGTTTGTGACCACCGAAACGGTCGAACGCTTTATCGTATCGCCGGGGATAGTAGTACCAGCGGCACCGCACCCGACATCATCCGGCCAGCAGCAAATCCACTGGCAGTGATTAAAAGAAAGCCCCGCAAATGCGGGGCTTTCTTTTGTTTAATTTATAAAGATAGGTAAGGTGCCATGAGTGGAGGTGTTCAGTTTAGAGAATTGATACCGCTAAACGACTTTTATCAAAGATAAGTAATTACTAAGAATGAGCACTGATGAAAACATCAGACGAAGCAATATTTGAGACTTTGATTATAGATAAGCAAGAAAAACCTTGATTCACCTCGTGGCATGGGCTTAACTTCATGATAAATGATAGCTTATAACACGGTAAAGAGACTCAATGGACATAAAAGACTGGCTTCCCGAATTTCAAGTTTCAGCAGAAACAGATCGAGATTTACAGACATATTTTTTTAAGCTACCGGCAATCAAGGAAGTAATTGAAAGCAGGGCTTGGTTAGTTCTTGGGCGAAAAGGCACTGGAAAAACAGCGATTTATGAGCACCTTAGACGAGGGAATCCTACAAATCTAAATGGTTTTAACTCCGTATGTCTGAACTTTAGTGACTACCCATGGCCAGCCCATCAGCTCTACAAGGATGCGATGGCAGGGGAACTATCCGCTTATCAGAAGAGCTGGATGTATCTTTTTTATATTAAAGCACTTTCTAAGCTTATAGAAATAAAAAACAGTAAAGGTGAACCTTTAAATAAAGAACTTAAGTGGGCTGATAAATATATTAAAACCATTTTTGGTAGCCCAGACCCTTCACTGCGGGAAGTTTTATTTTCAAAAATTACTAGGTTAAAAGTTATAAAGGGTCCTAGTGCAGAACTCGATGAGATCACTCTGGATTCTGGTGAGATTTCCCTAGAGGAAGTAGCTGAAAACGCCCAGTTAAAACAGAAGCTCAGAGCAAATGCATTCACCCTGCTTACACATTTTGAAAGAGTGTTTAAAGATAATGTCGGGAATAATAAAATACTCATCGCTCTTGACCAGTTAGATGAAAATTGGCTGGAAGGACAAATTGAGGAGTATAGTAAAGTTCTGATAAACCTTCTAAATGTCTGTAGAAATATAGCATCAGACGAACGTCTGAATGATAAATTGAAAGTGATTCCGTTTTTACGAACGGATATTTATCATTCCTTGAGGTTTAATGATAAAAATAAGTTATTACAAGATAGTGCTATCATAATTTCATGGGATGAAAATAATCTCAATGATATGTATTACGAGAGAATAAAAAAATACAAGCCTGCTGATATTCATTTAGGTGAAGAGAAAGATAGAGCTGGAAAAGTGTTTGAGGTGTCGTTCGTGAGGCAGGGGACTCCGCCCTTTAAGTATGTCTGTCGTCGTTCTTTCTTTAGACCTCGAGATATTATTGTCTATTTTAATAAAATCAGAGCGTGTCACAAGAGTAATAGCTCTGGCCTTTATACCTCAAGCGAGCTTTATGAAGCAGACCGTGAGGCGTCTATTAGTGTGTATAATGAGGTCATTGATGAATGGTCCAATCAATTCCCAGAAATTGAGAATCTGTTAACTGTCCTTCAAACAATTCAAGTCGAAACATTTGATTTTAATGATTTCGCTACGAAGTGTCGTGATGAGTTTACAGATGTATCTGACGGAACGATACGTCATTATATAAATTTTCTCTTTGACAACTCTCTCATTGGACAAAAAAAGCAAGGGAGATGGGAATACGTTAGTAGTTTGCCCAACCTCAAAATCAATCTTCAGAATGAATTTAGAACGCATCACGCTTTGAAGTATAGATTACATTTAATAGAAAGCCGTCCGAGCCAGAATATTTAAATAAACAGCACCTTCACTGTCTAAAGTGAAGGTGCTAAATTTATCCAAGATTTATGAGTTTTCTTTAAATATGTAATAATTAATATAGGTGGGAAAATGGTATGTTACATATATGATTCAAAAGGAAATGCCATAGGTTTTATCCGTGGGAAATATATATATAGCATGAAAGGCCGTGCTGTAGGCCAACTTCGCGAAACGCATGTCCATAAACTTTCTGGGCAGTACATTGGCGAACTTTATAAAGGTATGATCCTTAATAAGCATATGGGTAATTTAGGAAACATAGGAAATCCAGGAAATCCTGGTAATCTGGGAAGCCCAAGCAATCCAGGTAATAGGGGGGCGCGTAATTACGGATTCCCCGATGTCTCAATTGATTTGTTTGGCAAATAGGGTAAGAACATCTCCACTTTGCATATAGCTTACAATCATCAGAACTCTGATTGCTCTCTAAATTCTTTCTAACCTATCAATGCAATCAAACAAAACCCCGCCTAGGCAGGGTTTTAGATGTCGATGTGGTCAACGTATGGACATGACCTGAAATAAATCCTTTTAATTCATTAAGTTGAAGTGTTTAAAAAAGCTCCTGAGGGAGCCTTTTTTATAATGTTTGACAACCCCTCATCATTTAGTTGTATAGTACAACTAAATGATGAGGACAGATCATGCACAGCGAAACCCCGTTAGTCAGTGTTATTCGACGCTCCTCGCGCCTCATGGTGCGGGAGTTAGGTTTTATGGCCTCGACCCTGGCCTCAACAAATTACTCTCCTTCAGCCGTCCATACCCTGGTCGAAATCGCCTTACGCAAAGAGATGACGGCGAGTCAGCTGGTACAGCTGCTGGGCCTGGAAAAGTCCAGCGTCAGCCGGATGCTGGCTCGCCTGATTGCCGCGGGCGAACTGGAGGAGGTGATTTCACCTGAAGATGCGAGAGCAAAGAGCCTCAGGCTGACCGCGAAAGGTCATGAGACGGTCAGTAAAATTAATACCTTTAGCAATGAACGCGTGGTCTCAGCAATAAAGCGTCTTGCTCCTGCCCAGCAGCAGACCATTTCTGAGGGACTCTCCCTTTATGCCAACGCGCTGCTGGCGTGCCGTGAAAAGGGCAACGACACGCGCCCTGACGAACTCACGATCTTTAAGGGGTATTCTCCCGGCATGATTGGCCGTATCGCGGAGATGCACGGGGTTTATTACGCGCGCGAGCACCATTTCGGCCGCTTTTTTGAGGCCAAAGTGGCTGCAGGGGTTGCAGAGTTTAGTGACCGCCTGGATAAGCCATGCAACCAGATCTGGCTGGCGGTGATGAACGGCAGGATAGTGGGGTCAGTGGCGATAGACGGCGAGGATTTAGCGCCGGGTGAAGCCCATCTTCGCTGGTTTATTCTTGACGATGGCTGCCGGGGACACGGGGTGGGGAAAAAACTACTGACCGATGCGATGCGCTTTTGCGACAGCCTTGGTTTCTCTGCCGTGCATCTCTGGACATTCAATAAGCTGACCGCCGCACGACGTTTATACGAATCGTTTGGTTTTACGCTCGTCAAGGAGTGGGAAGGCGACCAGTGGGGAAGCCTGATTACAGAGCAGCAGTTTACACGGTATAAAGACGCCTAACCGCCGCGATAAAAAAGGCTCCTTTCGGAGCCGCTTTGGTATCAGAACACTTTCTTATACGGTCGAACCGTCACTTTCGCATACACACCTGCTGCGACATACGGATCTGCGTCAGCCCATGCCTGAGCGGTTTCCTGAGATTCAAACTCAGCAATCACTGTAGAACCGGCAAAACCGGCGGCGCCCGGATCGTTGCTGTCTACTGCAGGCATTGGGCCAGCGGTCAGTAAACGGCCCTCATCCTGGAGCAGCTGCAAACGTGCCAGATGCGCAGGGCGCACAGCCTGGCGTTTTTCGAGCGAATCAGCAACATCTTCAGAGTAAATCACGTAAAACACGGCGAAGCTCCTTAACCGGTAAAAGT